CGCGCAATGTACGACCACATTTGGCTAGGCGCCTTCAACGACTCGGTTGAGAACGCTCTGATCATGTCCGAGTGGTTCGATGCTTGCGTGGATGCACATAAAAAGCTGGGCTTTGTTGCGTCAGGCGCACGAATCACCGCGCACGATCCATCTGATACCGGGCCAGACAGCAAGGGTTTCGCCGCGCGCCACGGCTCAGTCATCGAGATGGTCAAGGAGATGGAGACTGGCACCGTCAACGAGGGTGGCCACTGGGCGGCAGGTGAAGCAATCCAGTTTCAGTCTGATGCATTCGCGTGGGATGGTGACGGCATGGGCATTGCGCTCACCGAACAGATGGGCGCCGACTTCCAGGGTAAGCAGACGGTCTTGTCTGTGTTCCGTGGTAGCGAGTCTCCGGACTTTCCTGATGCTGTCTATCGCTCGGCCATCGCATTCGTTCCGACCGAGAACAGCAACGCGCCAGTGGCCAACCAGAAGACCAACAGCGACTCGTTCCGCAACAAGCGGGCTCAGTATTACTTCGAACTCCGCGACCGCTGCTATCGCACGTACAGGGCCGTCGTGCATGGCGAATACCATGACCCGGCCAAGATGATAAGCTTTGACTCATCAATCGAACTTCTATCCAAGCTTCGCGCTGAACTCTGCCGCATGCCGGTCAAGCCCAATGGCAACGGCCTGTTCGAGCTTTACACGAAGGCTGAGATGAAGTCCAAATTCAAAATGGCCAGCCCGAACTTGGCGGATTCCGTAATGATGCTGATGCGTTACGTGCCGCAAGCGAGGGTTCAACCTAAGATTCCGCGTCCACTGCGGCCCATGGGTAGGAAATAATGCTCACACTCAAGAAGCTGAAAGACTTGCACGACAAGGCCTATTGCTACGGGCAAGAAACTCGGCTTCGTGCAGCTGATGACATGTTGTTCGCATGGATTTCACAATGGGATGACTCAACTCTTGGGGAGTCATCGCTCCAGTACCGGGGCGAGTTCAACGTTCTGCGCAAGGCCTATCGGCAGATCGTTGCAGACCTGCGATCCAACCCAATCCAAATCGACTTCGTCCCGGCCAGTGAGTCGCGTGATGACGGCGCCGACGTTCTCGACGGGCTCTATCTGACTGACGACCGGGCGAACACCACGCTAGAATCCTATGACAACGCCGTCAGTGAGGCCGTTGTCTGCGGCGTGGGTGCTTGGGAGCTCTACACCGAGTACGCCAGCAACCGAGCCGGTATCGATCACCAGGTTATCCGCCGGCGGCCCGTGTACGAAGCCAACAACAACTGCTTCTGGGACCCGAACGCCAAGCGGCTTGATAAGTCAGACGCCAATTACGTATCGATCCTCCAGGCCTACTCGCAAGACGGCTATGAAGACCTGGTTGAAGAGCTGTGCGGCGAAGAGTATGACGACGAAGAGAAGGAGTCTCGGTCTGCGAAGAAGAAGCGCGAGAAGGCCGAGGCGCGCAATGCTTCATCCTTTGCTGAGCCTGAGCAATCCTACGTCTTCCCGTGGATGGGCAGCGGCAATGATCTGATCTATGTCGCCAGCTTCTACCATCGCCGCAAGATCAAAGACAAGGTGATCACTTTCACCGATCCTCTTGGGCAACCACTCGTTTTACGCGAGAGCGACCTGTCAGAAGTGATGGATGAACTGATCGACGACGGCTACGAAATCGTCAGCACTCGAGAGATTAAGCGCTGGGAGGTTCGGAAGTACATCGCGTCGAGCGAGAAGATCCTCAACGGCAAGATCGGCAAGGATGGCGAGCGCGAAGGCGAGGTGATTGCCGGCGAGAACATTCCCGTGGTACCGACCTATGGCGAGCGTGCGTTCATTGAAGGTGAGGAACACTACGAAGGCATCACGCGCCTAGCCAAGGATCCGCAACGCCTGCGCAACTTCCAGCTGTCGTACCTGGCTGACATTGTTAGCCGAAGCCCGAGGCCGAAGCCGATCTTCAACCCTGAGCAGATTCAGGGCTTCGAGTTCATGTACGAACTTAACGGGGCGGACAACAACTATCCATACCTGCTTCAGAACCGCACCGATGGCAACGGGACGGCGCTCCCAATCGGGCCTGTCGCGGTCATGCCTGAGCAAACCATCCCTCAAGCGCTGATGGCCAGCATTGAACTGTCGCGCCAAGCAGTCGAGGACGTGGCCAACCCCGGCTTACCGCAGGACATTGCGGATCCAGATCTCTCAGGCAAAGCAGTCAACGCGCTGACCAACCGTCTCGACCAGCAGTCCATCGTCTATCAGCAGAACCTGAAGCACGCCAAGCGCCGGGATGCTGAGATATACGCATCAATGGCTGTCGAGGTTTACGACGCCCCGCGCGAAGTAACGTTGACCCAGCCGGACGGCACGACCAAGAAAGTCAAGATCATGGAGATGGTGCAGGACAAGGAAACCGGTGAACTGGTCGCGCTGAATGACCTGACCAATACCGAATACGACGTCTACGCCGAGATTGGCCCGAGCTACGCCAGCAAGAAGGAGCAGACGATTGACCAGCTTGGCCAGATGGCCGCGGCAATGGCGCCTATCGATCCTCAGATGAGCAAGATGCTGGTTCTGCAGCAGCTGACATTGATCAACGGTATCGGCATGGATGACATCCGCGCCTATGCCCGCAAGCAGCTGGTATTGTCCGGCACTGTCGAGCCAGATAGCCCAGAAGAAGAGCAGATGTTGGCCGCAGCCGCTCAGCAACAGCAGCAGCCAGATGCGAACATGCTTCTGGCTCAGGCCGAGATGGAGAAAGCCAAGGCTGATCAGATGAACACCCAGCGACTGGCAATCAATGACCAGATGACCGCGCAGAACAACCAGGCCAAAACGCAGATTGATGCGTTCCGCGCACAAACGGATCGCGCAGCAGTCGAGGTTGACGCGCAGCAAGCCGGCGCTGAGATACAGTTCACGAAGGTCAAGACGGCTGGCGTCATGCTCGAGAACCTGCACAAGACAATCAGCCCATTCAGGGCGCAACTCACGCAAGCGAAGGTATGATATGGGCATTCTAAACATTGATTATGTAAGTGAAGAGTCTTGCGGAGTTCACCCTGAAGACAATACCAACCGCTTTGTTTTCAGAGGAATCTCCAGTGCTACCGGCGAGCCAAGTCATTTGGCCTACACATTCAGATCGGAAGACCTTGCAGATAAATCCTTCATGGCCAGTGCCAGAGCATTGATGGAAAAGCAATTCAGGCCTGAATAAGTTCCGCAGCGATAGGTCATCTATACTGCGCACCAGTGCCGGACTGGCCGGCAAGCATAAGGCTGCACCTTGGAGCGGCTGTATGCCATCAGGCAGACCACCAAGGTTAGAGGCCCCGCTTTTTTAGGCGGGGTTTTTATTGCCTGAAAATCAGCATTGCTGTCCGATTCTTGATCAGCACGCAAATAGTGATATTCTTTTCATTACTGAGGCGCACAGGTTAAACGCAATCCCCACCGGTGGGACGTACCGGGCCATCGTTACCAAGCGAGTAGAAAATGGAAAACACCCTGGAAGAATTGCGGGCGGCAAACGCAGCAGAAGAGGCGGCACGAGCAGCGGCTCCGCAAGCCGATGTGAATGAAGTCGATGATGATGCAGCAGATGACCTGAACACTGACGACGATCATGCGGATGATCTAGACGGCGTAGAGGGTGAGAAGCCAGAGCCTGAAAGCTGGATGAAGGGCGACGACCAGGAGTCGCAAGGTGCTGATAAGAAGTTTACCGATGGCGATGTGGGAGCGGCTAAGGCCAAGCTCCGCGCGAAGCTTGAGGCAAAACATCAGTCGGAAGTTGATCAACTGCGTGCGCAACTGGAAGAAGCGCGCCGAAATACAGTAGCTCCGCCTCAATCGGCACGGCCGAAGCGAGAAGATTTCTACGACCAAGACGACCCGGACGAGGCATTTGCCGAAGCTCTGACGGATTGGAAGCTGAATGATCGGCTCGCAAAGCAGCACAACGAGACGCAGCAGTACGAGTTTCAGCGCAAGCAACTGGAAACGCAGCAGTCCATCGAATCTGGCGTGGATCAGCACTACGAGCGAGCGGCAACACTGGCAGCAGCAAGCGGGATCAGTCCCGAGCTGTACCAATCGGCAGACCATCGCGTTCGCAGCGCCGTTGAAGGGATCTTCCCCGGCGGCGGTGAGCAGGTTACGAACGCGCTGATTGCAAGCCTTGGCGAAGGTTCTGAAAAGGTGTTCTACAACCTCGGGGTGAGCCCGAAGCGCCTTGCAGAGCTGACGGCGAAGCTTGCGGCAGACCCTTCAGGGCTTCAAGCCTCGATCTATTTGGGGCGCCTGTCCGCCGAGTTGACTGCTCCGCTCAGAAAGAAAAGCAATACACCGGCCCCGGCCACGACTGTGCAAGGCGACGCGAACACCACCGACATTGGGAAGAACCTGCAGAAGCGATACGCAGAAGCCCATAAGCGAGGTGACACGCAAGCCGCCTTCGATATCCGTCGTGAAGCCAAGGGCAAAAACATAAACGTCAAATCTTGGTAAGGAATTAAACGATGGCAGCTTTAACCGCAGGCAAGATTGCCGAGGTCATGTTCGAAAACGCGCTCGATACCTACGAGCCGCAGGACATGCTCCTTCCGACCACCACGTTCTACGAGCCAGACGGCGCGACCATGCAGAACTCAGGAAACACCATCTGGCGTCCTGTTCAGCAGCATCGCCCAGTGATCAGCGGTTTCGACCTGACTGGTCTGGAAACCGGCATCATCGAAGAAACCTATCCGGCGGTGCTGGGTACTCCAACCAACGACCTGGTTAGCCAGCGCGCTGACGACATGCGCGACCTGCGTTTCTGGGAGAAGGCTGGTACTGAAGCTGGCCGCCAACAAGCGACCAACTTGAACAAGGCGATTGCCACCGCCATCGGCCTGCAAGGTGCGATGTTCTATCGTTCCAACGCCACCAGCGGCTACGACGTGATCGGCGAAGCTCAGGCGCTCATGAACGAGCGTCAGGGCGCGAAGTCCGAACGCTTCTTCCTGCTGAACGACCGTGACAACCTGAAATTCGGCAAAGATCTCGCCGCTCGCCAGACCCTGCAAGGCCGTCCGGCTGAGACTTGGGCAACCGGCCAGATCGGTCAGAACGTCGCCGAGTTCGACATCTACACCGCTTCGTTCCTGCCGAACCTTGTCGGCGGCGCTGACCCGGCCACTACTGTGACCGCGAACCAGTCGTTCAAGCCAACCGCGGGCACTGTCGATCCAGTGCTGAACACTGTGACCAACGTGGACTACCGTACTGCGACCATCCCGGTTACGGCCTCGGCGTCCTACAACATCGGTGACAAGATCACCTTTGCGAACGCCGCGGTGACCGTCAAGGCGCTGGGTCTGGCTGACAAGTCCGACACCGGCGTGGCGATGACCTTCACCATCGTCGGCAAGCCTTCCGGCACGTCGATCACGATCTTCCCGAAACCGATCGCGCTGGACGACCCAGCACTTTCCACTCTGGAAGCGGCTTACGCCAACGTGAACACCCGTATCCTCAACACCGCGACCGTGAACCGGGTGAACATCGACGCCTCGAAGAAGGTCAACCTGTTCTACGACAAGGACGCGGTCGAAGTGCTGGGCGGCTCCATCCCGGCTGATCTGTTCAAGTCATACGATGGCCTGAAGGTCATCAACAAGACCATGAAAAACGGTCTGAAGATGTACATGATCTACGACGCCAACATGATCAACCTGCAGTTCCGCTATCGCCTGTTCACCTGGTGGGGTGTCACCATCAAGGATCCATCGCGCTGCGGCACGGCTGTTACCTTCTGACAGTGGCATGATCTTGAGGGGCCGAAAGGCCCCTTTCTTTTATCTGAGGATTGAAACATGGCCTGTATTCTCTACCGCGAGGGCAAAGGTGCTGTTGAGCATGGCATTGTCTGCGAGTCCACGACCTGCGAAGTCGAAAATCTGGAAGG